GTTACTGCAGTAACGAATGTATCTTCTGCAATGCCGTCACCTTGTACTCGAAGACCGGCTGTCAAACCGAGGACTGTACCATTCGAGGCAAGCGAAGTGTCACTATCAAGAGTGATAGTCGCCGTATTAGAAAAACCTGTTGTATTGGCGGCACGCGAAACATACAAAGCATTTCCATAAGAAAGGAAGTTTGCTGCTGTATAGAACGTTTCGTAGTTGTCCGAGGTCGGTTTACCGAAGCGATTTGCGAGTGTATTTTCTGAATCTACAAGAACGAACTTTCCGACTGGTCCCCAACGAAATACTCCGCCAAAACCTCCGACCGTAGTCGCAAGTGCTGGAACAGTAGTTGTAAGATCAATTTCGGAAACATTGATTCCTGGGCTGACTTGAAACGCCATTGTTATCTCCCTTTAAAGGTTAGTCATGTAAGTTGCATTTGCTTTATTTATAACTTCAAAAAATTAGGGTATTTGTTTATGAAAACCCGAGGTAATCGTATGTTTAATCTTTCCCTAGCAGAATCTAGATTCTCAGATAGTAGTTCATCATAATTTTCGGCTAATAAAAACTTTGCCCTTTTGCCATTTCGATAAGCTTCGTATACCATTTTAATTCGAGTCAAAGATTCAAAAGGATGTCTTATTAAAAGCGTAAATAAGATACTTGAACTAATTACTAACCACGCGAGCGAGCGTGTTTGTGCATAAGAAAACATTATCATACACATTTCTCCTTCTGCGGTTGTAGGATAATTTGTTAAAATATGCCATATATCATGAGTATCACGGTATCTTCTTGCCATCCAACTATAAGGGTGTTTAGCTTCAATCCATTGATCAGCAGCATTTTTTCTACTCATTGCTACAATAGCTAATCGATGATGCTGAAAACAATTAGCCGCTTCTCGACCAACAGATTTTTCAGGTCTATTCACAAGACCTGGCAAATATTCTGATATTTCTTCAGACTTATATGCCATTTCTCCGCCCGTTCGAGTTTCGAGCATCTTTTTATATGTGTACTTCAAAGAAGGTCCGCTGCCATGGCGTACTACTTGTAAAATAAAAATTAAAGCTTTCCCAGGATTATTCAGTGCATACTTCATGGGTTTAATTAATTTTCTGAGATTAAGTCCGTATTCATCTTTCATATCAAAAATTTCCTTCGAAGAACCCCGATTTCTTAGATGTCCAGAAATCATCTCTCGCGCCGCCTTCAAACAGTGGTTCATTCACTTCTTCGTCATGTTCATCATCACCGGTGCTCATCAGTCCAAATGGAAGCATCTGTTGCTCAAGCATTTTCTCGTTCTGCTCGTAGATTTGCATACGAATATCAATATTTGTAATCTCTTTGAGATAAGGTTGAGTCGTCAACCAAGCAAAAAGAACACAACACATAGCCATGTCATCATTGCCATCTTCTGCTTCGTAAGACTGATTTCCTTTCAAAGTGTTCTTGAGTGAGAAACGACTTAACTCATAGATAGTATCATAGTCATAGATCAAGAACTTGTCACCCTCGACGAGAGTCTTGAGTGTGGCACAACCAATTCTCTTGACTTGCTTTGATGTTTTGACTCCATAGTGTGTAGTGGTAGCAAAACCGCCCGATAAACTTTGGCCTGTTCTGCCATTATTCGCAGTCACCAAAACTCCGTCATATTCAAGATCGTAGTGCAGAATATCTGCGACTTGTTGTCCAATGTCATTTGTTTCGACGAGAACGAGAGCATCATTGTATTTGACTGCGGCACCATAGATAATGTTTGGATATATCAATGGAGATATTAGATTATTTCGAAACGCCGCGACTTGGCGATATGGCATCGTTGATACGTTGACCACAATAAAAGCGGAATAGTCGGCTCCGGCTCCTCGAGCAGTATCAACCACAATCGCATAGATTGTATCTGGTTCTGGTTCTTCGTAGATCTTGAGCCCGCCGTCTGCCTGAGCAATCGGTTGTTTATAGACCATATTACGAAGTTTAGTCGGATGAATCAGAGTATTCGAAGAACCAAGGAATTCGCACTCATATTCCTGTCTAAACTGATCTTCAGACGTATTGCTGATCGTCTGTTCTCTCCATGCTTCGTCACGGCCTGGAATCTGTGACCAGTGAACGTCGACACGGGCATAGGCATTGCGACCTTCTTCTGATTCGGTCCAGATACGATAGAACATGTTCATGCCATTCGGAGTAGAAGTAATCAGAACCTTCGAACTTTGACCAGATGAAATGGTAGGATAGACCGAAGCAAAGAATTCGTCTTGAATATTGGTCGGAACGAAGGCAAACTCGTCGAGATATACCATGTTCTGAGAAGTACCACGAATCGCAGAAGACGAAGTAGCCGAGGCAAGGATTTCAGATCCGTTCTCGAGCTTAATGTTACCCTTATTCCACTCAGTCACGCCCATCTGAAGCCATCTTGGAAGATGCTCGAACATCAACTGAATACGACCAAGGATTTCTCTTGCTTGTCTGTCTTTGTTGGCAAGAATAGCAATCGAATATTCTTCGTTAAAAAGAATCTTCCATAACAGATAGGCAGCAACAGTCGTCGTCTTACCAACCTGACGAGGCATCTTACAGATCACGAATCGATTCTCTTCGAATGCAAGAATCATTTCTTTCTGAAATTCCCAGAGCGGGAACATGATCAAGCCTTTATCGATATTGACGATCTTGCAATATGCTAAGATAAAGTAGATAGGATCCTCAGAGCACTTGATATACTCTAAAACTTGTTGTGGAGTATACTCTACCTTTGCCGCAGCTCTTTTGAGTCTCGGATTGCCGAGATAAAATTCATTGCTCATTTGTTTTATTTTGCTTTAGATATTTCTGTAATTCAGCAGTCGAGCCAACGAACAAATTATTTGTGACTTGTTGAGCGGTAGCAGTTGGATCATCTTCCATTAGTTTTTTCTTTTTGACTTGTAAATCGAGAAGATCTTTACTCGCTCCAATCATGGTGTTCATCATTCCAGCAAGCACTTCATATGCTCTTGGATGTTGACTTTGTTTCGCCACATCCATCAGATCGAAGAGAGCTTCTTGTCCTTTATTAATGACTTCCATCATATTCTCGCGAGCAAACTCAAAGTCTGCATTTGCCTGTGTCGTAATCTTCTTTTCAATCACAGTCGGAAGAGTTTCGCCTGCGGCGATGTTTAAAAATTTATCAAGTTCATTGCTCATTAGATATTCTCAGTAATTGTATTGATAAAGCCGTAATCGTCTGTACTTATAATTTCAGCATAATCAATACTTGCAGCAACATTGCTTGTAGCAACTCCATTCGCCGTGAGTCCAGGACGTGAAGTGACTACTATCGTATTCGAGGTGTTATCAGTATTTCCAGTCGTAACATCTTCTGGAAATCTAAATACGGTTTCAGCCTGTTTAATTAGTTTTGATTTCTTCGACGGGCCATATAGGTAACCTTTCAAGGTAAAGCTGAGAGTCCATATCAGTACTCTTCTTTGTTCGAAGTTTCCTTCATATTGATCTTGCGAAGAGATGCTATTTAAAACGATAGGAATATCACGAGCACCATCGACTTCTGGTACAACATTCACGCTTACAGTAAAAGCTGGTGTAAAGTAAGGTACGATCTGTTCTACGATTCTTGTGCCATCTTCAGCGTTCTTGACTAAGATGTTCATCTCGAACTGCATGTCATATGGAACTGGTTGATACTGATACTTGACTTCATCGTCAGTACCAGCAGTCGCAGATTGTTTCGTCAGTTTGTTGAGAGTATTTAACTTACGAGTAGTATCATACTCGAGCGATGTCATTTCAAAAGATATTCGCGGAAGAACAATACCAACTTGATTGTCAAGTGTCGGGCTTTGATCGAGTCTGACAAGTACTTTTTCTTTTGGTCCGTATGTCAAAGGGACTTTTAAAGTCTGAAGTACTTCTCCAGTCGCGCTAAGTCGATTGATATAGATGTCGTTAAAGACAGTACCAAATACAATGATGTATTTTCTTAAACTATCATGATTCCACGTTCTTCCAAACATTTAGGCTTGTCCTTCGCTAAACGGGTCAACTTGTGTCCAGTCAAGAATACTATCGCCGCCTGTTTCAAACTCGGTATTATCTTCGAAAGAATCGCCGGCTTGTGTACTAAAGTTATAACTACCTTGTATGATAGGATCTCCTTCTTGTGTACTCAAAAGAAAACCGCTTGTTGTCATAATTCCATATACGTCGAGAGCCAAACTAAGAGTTCTTTGAATGTTATCGATAGCATCGATACCTGTATTCAACTTCTCACTGCCATACTCAAACATTTCACAGACAAGATCATACATCTGAATGGCGCCCATCTGATAGAAGACAGGAGTCTTATTCACATACTTCACATACATCAAACGATCTGCCATGGCAAGATAAATCAAATCTCCTTCTTGAGGACGATCGATCATTTCGAGATTACCAATCTCATCCATAAAGTTACGAACAGAGACAGTAAATGTAACCTGATCTCGAATCTCAAGACCAAACTTCGATAAGAATTGCCCGTCGCCTTCATAACTTTCGTAGCTACGAATATACATGTCAATCATATAAGAAGTGTTGTACTCTGATAATGCATCTTCTCCGTATATTTCGTCTTTTTCTATTATCGTACGCGGGCAATAGAAGACATCGTGACCATATATTTGAATAGACTCGAGAACCAGATCTTCAATTAAGATCTGCTCTTGACTATTCGTAAAATTGTTGAAATAAAAGTTGGTCGACATGTATTATCCAATCATATCGAGAACCGGAAGGGAATAAGATGAAATCATTTCTTGTTCCATCTTAGTTCTTGCGTCGACCGCGTCATTGTAGATTTTCTCTCCGTTAAACTGTACTCCACCCGGTAAGGACATTCCAGTAAACTTTGTAAGATTCGAACCCCATTGTTCTTTAATCAAAGTCGTAGCATAGTTTTGAAGCCAACGATCGTTATATGCATCTGTAAAGGTTTCTGGATCGACGACCTCATAAGCTTCTACGAGTAAGAATGAGCCGACGGCAACGGTATTCCAGTCCATATCGACATGTAGACGATCTTTATGACGAGAATAGCGAATCGGTTGTTTACCGACGAGAAGCTCTGTCATGAGTGCAAGATGCTCCATGACCATATAGTATGGAACAAGAGATACGTTAGTGAGAGTATAAACATCATTCAAGGCTATCTGATAACGAATATTGAAAAGATCATCAGAGCTCAGCGAAGGATCTCCTATCGAGAAGATGCTGACTGCGCCGATGATATTTTCTGGAAGAGTAATATACTTGTTTGTGACATCAGTATCAGTGATTGCATGCTTATAGTATATTTTTTCTGAACCATCAAAGTGATAGTCATACCAGTAACGTAAAGCTTCGTCGATACGATCATCGACTTGATCATCGTCGACGTTAATCTCAATCACTGGTTTGCCGAGCTTTCGAAGGCAATACTCTTTAAATGTCGCTTTTGTAGTAGGAGTTGCCATCGAATACCTCTTTTACTATATTTATCCTTTAGTTATTTATACGGCTTATAAATACAACCAGTACACAATGAGGACTTGAAATATTATGAACTTAGACTTGATGATTATTGATAACTTCTATATCAATCCCGACGCCGTAAGAGCTTTTGCTTTGACTCAAGACTTTGGCGTCATAGGTAACTATCCAGGAAAACGAACACCTTCATTCTTGACGCAAGACGTCAAAGATTGCATTCAGCATTGGATGAATCCAGTCGGAAAGATTTCCAACTGGCACGAAGATTCAGGTTATACTGGCGCCTTTCAATACGCTACAACTTCAGATCGAACGTGGATTCATTGCGATCATACGAGTATGTGGGCTGGTGTATGCTACTTATCACCAGATGCTCCACATACCGCTGGCACTGCCATGTATCGGCACAAAGAAACTGGAGAATATCGAGCTCCACAGAATGAACATGAGGCGTATGACTATACCAAGTGGGATCGAATCGATGTTGTAGGTAACAAATACAATCGATTGATTCTTTATAGTGGTGACCTTTTCCATGCTAGCTTAGATTACTTCGGTAAAGATTTGTATGATGGACGTCTTTTTCAGACGTTCTTCTTTGACACGGAGCATGCGCAATGAAAGTTTGTAAGGTAATATGGTCGACGAATCGTCTCGAGTATTTGATTCCTACACTCAAATCTCAGCGAGATATGTTAAACTTTGAAGGTTGCGAAGTCGAAGGCATCTTTATCGACGACATGCCAAAAGGTCGTCATGACGGTACGATGTTCGAGTTGGCCAAGAATTTTGGCTTTACCGAGATCTTCTTACATCAGCAGAATATGGGTTTGCCATACGTATGGAATCGAACCTTCGAACTCCTGAGAGAACGAGATTATGATTATGTGTATCTATCTGAAGATGATGTGACGTTCAACTGTCCGATTCGAATGCTCGACATGACTCAGATCTTACATGAC